TTGACAGATTATATTGACTGCGAGGCACTTGCAGATACATGTGAAGACAACCTTGACGAAATTGAGAAAATATTGGACGTGCCTAATCTGAAAAATGTAGTAATTGAAGTGGAGAAAAATGATATATCTGAACAAAGTGAAGATGTAGTTAGTCAGGTTATGGCGGGGAGGAGTGATGAAAAACAAATGGAAAATGTTGAGGGAATGGTTAGTTAGAAGGTTGTAAGAAGATTTATGGAAGGAGATACGGCTATGTCAAAAATAAGTGAAGAAACAATTAAATGTCCAAAGTGTGGAAAAGAGAGTAAGTTTGTTATGTGGAGCAGCATAAATACTGTTCTTGATCCGGAAATGAAGAAGAAGGTATTAACAGGAGAGATTTTTAAATTCAAATGTAATAAGTGCGGTTGTGAGGCAAGGATAAATTATAGCAGTCTCTATCATCAGATGGAAGATAGAATAATGATATATTATGTTCAGGATGAGGAAGACTATGAAAGTGCATGCAATATGTTTAGTGGCGAAGATATGCCTGAAATATTCGAGGATTTAATAGCAGAAAAATATCTGTATAGAATCGTAACATCTCCGGGAGAATTAAGAGAAAAAATAATTATTTTCGATAATGGATTGGACGATAGAGTAATAGAGATTGCAAAGATTTTTTACATTGGTCAGGCAAAAGAACAAGGCATTAAAGTAAAACATATATTCTTTGATGTAAGCAGTGAGGGCAAGTATATGTTTATTATATTTGACGAAAATGGAGAGACGAAAATGGCAAGCATTGAGAAAGAATTATTGGAAAAAATTAGAGAAGAAGTGTTGAATGATAGTCCGGATATTAGAGAGGATAGGTTTGACATAGACGAAAACTGGGCGTTGGAAAAGATAATGGAGGGAGGAAAATAAAGATTGGTGGTTAGAGTAAAAAATGTTATACTAGACATAAGTTTTTAGGCAATAAAAAAAGACTTATGAAAAGTCTTTTTAATTCACACGATGTGAGCCTTGCGGCGATGTCGGATAAATCCTTATTTGAACTCACCTTGTAATTTCAAGTTGAGTATATCATAAAGAAATAATTTGTCAATAGGAGGGATAAGAAAATGGAACAAAATTATTATTTAGGATTGGATATGGGAACATCATCTTTAGGATGGGCAGTAACCGATGAGAAGTATCAGTTACTTAGAAGAAAAGGAAAAGATCTCTGGGGAGTGCGTTTATTTAGCGAAGCCGAGACTGCAGCAGATCGAAGAAGTCATAGAGTTTCAAGAAGAAGACGTGAAAGAGAAAAAGCAAGAATTGCATATTTAAAAGAAGTTTTCGCAGAAGAAATTAATAAAAAGGATCCTGGATTCTTCCAAAGATTAGAAGATAGCAAATATTATGAGGAAGATAAAAGAGAACACCAACCTTTTGCTTTATTTGCAGATTCAGGATATACAGACAAGGAATACCATAAAGAGTTTCCAACAATATTTCACTTAAGAAAAGCATTATTAGAGGCTGATACGGACGGAAAAGAATATGATGTAAGATTAGTTTATTTAGCAATATTAAATATGTTCAAACATAGAGGACACTTCTTAAATGCAACGTTAGATGAAAAAAGTGGTGGAAATTTAGATGAATATATTGACAAATTATACAATGATTTATATGAGAATTTTGATATTGCAATAAAAAAGGTTGATATTTCAGAAATAAAAAATATTCTTTCATCTAAGGATTTGTCTAATACAGGAAGATTGGAAAAGTTATTAGATATATTTGAATTATCAAAGAGCAAAAATAAAAGAGAAACAGAAATTTTTAAATTGGTATGTGGTTTGAAAGGAAAATTGTCAAAAATTTTTGGTGAGGATAGTTTTTCAGAAGAACTTGTTAATTTCTCAATGTCTTTTAGGGATGCTAATTATGATGAAGAAATAATAACTTTAGAGGATAATTTAAGTGAAGAATATTTTGAAATGGTTATGAATTTAAAACAAATTCATGACTGGTCAGTTCTTGAAAATATAATGAACGGACAAGCGTATATTTCACAGGCAAGAGTTTTAGCATATGAAAAACACGAAAAAGATTTAAAAATATTAAAGAGATTTTTTAAGAAAAATTCTATGACTGAATATAATAAAATGTTTCGCCAAATGAATGATAATAACTACAGTTCTTATGTTGGCTCAGTTAACTATAAAAATGAAAGCATTAGACGTGGAAGTAAATGTAACAGCGAAGAATTTTTCAAGAGCATTCTTAAAGCAATAAAGGAATGGGATGATTGTGAAGAAAAAATCTATATTGAAGATGAAATTGAGAAAGGTACTTTTTTGCCTAAACAGATTACAACATCCAACGGGGTTATACCTAATCAGGTACATAAGAAGGAATTAAAGAAGATTTTGACAAATGCAGAGATTTATTTACCATTTTTGTCAAGTAAAGATGAGAGCGGGTTAACAGTAAGTGAAAGAATAGTTGAGATGTTTAGTTTTCAAATACCTTATTATGTTGGACCAATTAGTTACAGCTTAGATGAAAAGGCTACTACACATAGAAATAATGTATGGTCAGTAAGAAAAGAGTCAGGTAGAGTATACCCATGGAATTTTGAGAAGAAAATAGATATAAAGAAATCATCAGAAAACTTTATTAGCAACCTGATAAATCATTGCACGTATTTGAATGGTGAAAGTGTGTTACCTAAAAACTCATTATTGTATGAGAAGTTTATGGTTCTCAATGAACTAAATAATCTTAAAGTAAATGAACAGAAAATAAGTGTTGAGACTAAGCAGGATATTTATAATAAATTATTCAAAAAAGGTAAAAAAGTGACAGCAAAAGCAATAGTAAAATACCTTAAGCGATGAACCGGCACTAACAGGAATAGATGGAGATTTTACTAACAGACTTGCAAATTATAAAAAGTTTTTGGAAATTTTTGAAACTGACACATTAACATATGAACAGGAGCAGATTGCAGAAAATATAATTTACTATTCAACTATATATGGCGACTCAAAGAAGTTCTTGGAAGAAAGAATAAGAGAATTATATGGCGAAGTTTTAAATGAAAAACAAATCAAACGAATATTAGGCTTGAAGTTTAAAGATTGGGGCAGATTCTCTAGAGAACTATTAGAATTAGTTGGAGTAGAAATAAGTACAGGAGAACAGTGTTCTATAATTTCAAAAATGTGGAATGATAACTACAACTTTATGGAATTAATGACAAAAGACAAATTCTCATATGCATTTGAAATAGAGGAGAGAGTCAATAAAATCGAAAAAACTCTATCAACCATAGAATATGAGGATTTAGATGAACTTTATATTTCAGCTCCAGTTAAGAGAATGGTTTGGCAGACAATTCTGGTTTTAAAAGAGTTAGTAGAAACAATAGGTTATCCGCCTGAAAGAATCTTTGTCGAAATGGCAAGAAATGATGAAGAGAAAAATGTTAGAAAAGAAAGTAGAAAGAATAAGCTGTTAGCATTGTATGCTAATTGTAGAAAAGAAGAACGAAACTGGAAAAAGGAAATAGAGGGTAGAGATGAGGCAGCTTATAGAAGCAAAAAGCTATACTTATAATATACAAACAAAAAAACACCCCCCTTTAAACGCTTTATTTATCGGGGGGAGTATAATTTGACTAGCTATCCATAGCTATCCGTTGCTATGCGTAATATACAAGTAATATACAGAATTAAATCATATTTATATCATCAATTAATATCTGAATATCCAGATGTACATAGACATCATCTGTAATGTTATTACTGGAATGACCTAATATTTTTTGGCGTTCCAATAATGGAATCCTTGCTTCTGCAAGAAGTGTAGAACACGTATGCCTACCGTCGTGTGGCGTATGCTTTTCCATTCCAATTTCTTGCAAATATTCATTAAAATTTTTTAAATAACTGCCATAGTCAATATGAAAGTCTTTTTTCCTTCGGGATGGAAATAAAAAAATATTGTCCTCATTTGACTTATCAATGAAATAGTTGAATAGTGATTTGATTTTTCTATGCATTGGAACGATTCTGTTTTTTCCAGCTTTCGTCTTGATTCCTTCAATAAAATAATTGTCCTCAATAAATATATTATCTTTCCTTATCTCTACAAGCTCCGCTGGACGTAATCCTGAATAGATGGTAATTAATATCATTTTGGCAACATCCTCTTCCTGATGATTCCATAACATAGATATTTCTTCTTTGGTAAACGCTCTATGCATTTTTTTATCTTTGTTTGTATACATTTTTTCGCACATATTGCTCTCGTTAGCCTTTATATACTTCATCTTATAAGCTAAGTCAAGAACGCCATTAAGCACATTGCTTATTTTCATTACGTAAGAGAGAGAATATTCTGATAGGCTATCCATTATTTTTTGAATTTCTACGGAAGTAAAAAACGTAATAGGCTTATTATGATATTCTTTTAATTTCGAAAATCCATTACGGTAACCTTTTAGTGTAGATTTACTGAAATTTTTAGGGGATTTTTCTTTCCTTGAATACCATTCTTGATATAATTTTTCAAACGTTGGTACAAATTCAGCTTTTCTTTTTGGCTCTTTTGAAATTTCGATTCCAACAGTTCTGTTGGCGTTGTATTCGCCAAGAGCAATATGGGCTTCTTTTGAAGTTTCATAATAATTCAGGTAAGCGTATTTTTGCCTATAGCGCTCTTTTCCTTCTTTATTAATATAAAGCTCATATCCTGTAGTAATTCTTACTGCATAAGGTTTTCTTCTGCCTTTTCCCAAGTAAATAATACTCCCATATCCATTAGGTAATCTCATATCGTATCTCCTCTCTCCCTAAAAAGGGTACAAAAATAGCGCTAGCCGTTTGACCTAGCGCCGTAAAGATGATACAATATCGTTGTGTGTAGTGTGGTATCGAAAGGTATCATCTGGAGCTGGTCTTTATGGGCTGGCTCTTTTTTATCTTATTTATTTGTAATAGTTATGTATTTTGCCTTAATAATTGGAACTTCATCATCCGTATTGGTTAACGCACGTTCAATCTTCTTAGTTCCGTCGTATGTTCCATAGATTACGATAATATCATCTTCCAATAGCTTAGTATCATCCGATTCTCTTTCGTCAGTAAATACAAATTCGTTGTTCATCCAAGTATCATAGTCGTCGTTCGTGTAGCTTCTGTAATATTCGCTGTCGTCGAATAAGCCACCGCCGAATTTCTGATAAATTTTTACAGTCACTTTGATTTTTTTACCTTTGTATTTATCAGGATAACGAAGAATGTCTTTGTAGTTGTATTCTTTGCATTTATCAATAAAGGCTTGTTTTTCTTTTTTAGCATTTTTCTTTTTAGTAGTTGCTTCTTCTTTTGCCTTTGTTGATTCTTCCTTAGTCACTTCTTTAGCTGTTTGAGTTGTTGCGTTTTCAGTTGTTGTAGGCTGTTCGGAGCTATCATCGCCCGATAGTAGAGCTATTCCGAACCAAAGAAGAGAAATTGCAGTTAATATAATTTTCTTCTTTTTTGAGTAGTCTTTGCATTTCCACCATAGGAGCAATATTCCTACTGGCGGAAAGATAAATAGCAATAGCCAAGTTGCTATCTTCATTCTTTTTGATGTTTTCATTTTTTTACCTTCCTTTCTTTTGCAAAAATAAAATTAAAAAATATAGATATAATATCTCTTATGATAGAGATTTATATATGGAACAAACGAACAGAGCAGAATATAAGCTGTCGGCAGTTAGCAAAGCTCACTGGATTATCAAAAACGACTATTAATAATTTGGAAAATTATAAAACCTCGCCAACTCTTGATGAGCTTTCCATAATAGCTAAAGCGCTTAACTGCTCATTATACGATTTGTTTAAAGCATAACATTTTTCTGCCATAAAATCTCACTTTTACCAGAAATGTCCATATATAAGGACATTTTCCCAAATAACCTTTACAGAGGAATTAAGCTGTGCATATAATGTGTTTACATTACACACACATAATAAGGAGGCATAAAAATGATTAAGCCCAAAGATAAAACAGTTGAAGAACTACAAGATGAAATTGTATCAATTATTAAAAAAATATCAGATACAAAAAAATTGAAGTTTTACAAAAATTTTATCTCGCAAATCGAAGGAGTGGATTAGTCCACTTCTTTTTTTGATAAAAAGTCAACCATATCATCAATTGACTTTTTATCAGTAGCGCTCAAATTCATATATTTTTGTATTGTTTCAACAAATCTTGCGTCGTTGGTTCTCTTCTGAATTTCTACTAAAAAAGCAACGTTTTTATCTGAAAAAACAAAAGTTGATGTAATATCCTGTCCTGTTAACAAATAATCTGTTGAGACATCGAAAAAGTCAGCTATTTTTTGCAACTTTTCCGAAGTAGGTTTGTTTTTATCAATTTTGCAAAGAGAACCGCGTGAAATCCCCAGCTCCTTTTCTAATTTGTTTATTGATATTTTACCTTTCGCCAAATCTTTAATTCGTTCATATATCGTCATATGATATTCCCTTCTTTTTTAAAAATTCCGTAAAAAATCACGAAAAAGTCTTGACATCTTGTAAAATATTACGTAATATATAAGAGTAAGCCCTGAAAATATTACGGAACACAAAAAGATGCCTGGATGTGTTTTTGTAAAATAATGTGGTAATTAAAATTATAGAATATTTTCAGAATAAGTCAACAGTGTTTTGTAATATTTTCAGATTTTTAAAATGAAAGAAAGAGAGGTATAAGATGTTAGCAGACAAAATTAAGACATTAGCAAAAGAAAAAGGTATTTCTGTATGCCAAATAGAAAAAGATTGCCATATTGCTTCTGGTAGCATTTATAAATGGAATCAAATTAGTCCTAGTTGGGATAAAATCCAGGCAGTAGCAAGTAGATTAGGAGTTGATGTTAATGAACTCGCTACACGAAAATAGATTGACAGTAAAGGAAGCAGCAAAGCTACTAGGATGCGGAGAGCAGACGATAAGAATGGGATTACAACAAGGACTTTATAATTGGGGCTATGCAATTAAAACATCTAGCTTTTATACGTATGTAATAGTAGCCTCTAAATTCTATGAGGAAAACAAGATAAAGCCTATTGAAAGGGGTGATTGAATTGGTCTAATTGAATTAACAAAGAGAAAAAAATAAAAACAAAGGAGATTAAAAATGATTAAAGTAGACAAAGGATTAGCAAAAATACAAGGGGATATAGCAAGCATTACCGCAGAAGGCGTTATTATGCTGCGTGCTATGCATTCTCTTGTAGTTGAAAGGTTCGGAAAAAAATTTGGAGATGTTATATATAAGCAGATGCTTGAATTGGCAGAATTCGAAAACGTTAAAACAAATGAAAATTCAAATGCGGAGGATTAGATATGGAAAAGAGACTTGAAGTACAAGAAGTAAAAAGAAGAGAGCCTGAATGCACTGCAATACGTTCAAGCTCTAAGGTTTTACATCAATTAAAAGAATATCATATTCTTTCGGAAAAGTACAGAATTTTGAATAATTTTAAAAACGTGATTATTGGCGTAATCGTTGGTTCTGTAATGTTACTTAATGGCTGGATAGAACTAGAAAGCAAGATAGGACAGCTATTTGTTGCTACTGCAATGGCTATATTAGTTACATTAATGCTACACTGCAACGATGAATTTTTGAGAGGAGAGTAAAAATGAGAAGATACAAAGTAATAATTAAAAAGAGTTGGTTAGATACAGAATTTGTTTTTTCGCTTGCTAGCGAAGCTGCAAAATTTATGGCAGAGGTTGTTGAAAACTATCATAAAAAAGATGATAAGGACGACGATATAGAAGTTTTATTAAAGATTGACGAACCAAAGGAAGAAAAGCAGGAGGAAGTTAAAAATGAATCTATTCCAGATTAATGATGAAATCGAAAAGTGTATTGACCAAGATACAGGCGAAATATTAGACATTGAAGCATTGAACAACTTATCAATGGAAAAAGACACAAAAATTGAAAACCTTGCTTGTTGGTACAAAAATCTTGTAGCAGATGCGGAAGCACTAAAAGCAGAGAAAAACGCTTTTGCTGAAAGAGAAAAATCCGCAAGAAATAAAGCAGAGCAGATTAAGAGCTATCTTAACTCAGTTTTAAATGGTGAAAAATTCGCTACAAATAAATGCTCTTTATCATTCAGAAAGTCTGAATCTGTCGAAGTCTTAGATTTTGATGCTTTTCTTGCCGACGAAAAGTCAGAAAATTATTTGAAATATGCTGAGCCAACAATCAATAAGGCAGAGCTAAAGAAAGCATTAAAACAGGGCGAAATATTCAAGGGCGTTCATTTAAGCATAAATTCCAATATTCAGATTAAGTAAGGAGGGCAAAGATGAAATTCAGAAAATTAAGAGCTGATGAAATCGACTGTCGAATATCTACTATTAATTCTAATGGATTAAGCTTGCTACTCTACAAGGACGCAAGATGCGATATGAACATTCTTGATGAAGAAGTCGGAGCTATGCACTGGCAACGCTCTCATTCAAGAAATAATGCAAACTGTACTGTATCAATTTACGATACAGAAATTAAGCAATGGGTAAGTAAGGAAGATACAGGAACGGAAAGCTACACCGAAAAAGAAAAGGGACTTGCATCCGACAGCTTTAAGAGAGCTTGCTTCAATTGGGGAATCGGCAGAGAGCTATATACAGCGCCATTTATTTGGATTAGCGCTAATAATTGCAACTTGCAGGACAAGAATGGGAAAAAGACTTGCTATGATAGATTCAAGATTAAAAGAATCGAATACGACGAAAAAGGCTGTATATCTCAGCTAGTAATCATTAATCAATCAACTAATAAGGAAGTTTTTTCTTATGGAGCAGGCACAGCGCCTAAAACGAAAGACTATACCTATGAAGAATGTATGATATTGATTGACAAAAAGAAATTAGAAGAGTTCATTCCTAACTTTCAGAAGATGTATAATGTTGACGACTTGCATAAGCTGAATCAGTCACAACTTAATGACTTTTTTAACAGGCTATGCAAACAGCCAGCAAGGAGCTAACGATGGAATGTACAGGAAAGCTAACCAATATTAGCAGAGATTGGCACAGCAACAAATTAAATGTTACCTTCTCCCTCAACGAAAGCGTTGAGGGAGAAATTGAAAAGATTAAAGACGTTGAAAAGCTTTCAATTAAAGCTGTCAAATACAGAAAGAAAAGAAGCTTAGACGCTAACGCGTATATGTGGGTACTGCTAAGTAAGATAGCCGAAGTAATTCATAGTAACAAGGACGATGTTTATTTAGAGATGCTATCAAGATACGGCGTTTTTACGCATATCATAGTCAAAAAATCGGTAGTTGATAAAGTTAAGAGCGAATGGCGAACAGTACGAGAATTGGGAGAAATCAACGTCAATGGAAGTCAGGGCGTACAGCTACAATGTTACTTTGGTTCATCAACTTATGACAGTAAGGAAATGGCAACATTGATAGATGGAGTAGTCAGAGAAGCAAAAGAGCTGGGAATAGAAACACTTCCGCCTGATGAATTAAACAGAATGAAACGAGAGTGGAACATTGAAATCAATAGTACAAAAAAATAAAGAATGCTTTGTTTGTAAGAGTGACATTAACCTACACGAACATCATATATTTTTCGGAATGGCTAATCGTAAGTTGTCCGAAAAGTACGGCTTGAAAGTATGGCTATGCGGACGGCATCACAATCTATCGAATGAGGGAATACACTTTAATTCTGAGTTAGATAGATATGTAAAGAGAATAGGGCAGCAAGCATTCGAAAAAACGCATACAAGGCAGGAATTTATGCAGATATTTGGAAAAAGCTATCTGTGAGAAAGGAACAAAGATGAACAAGGTCATATTAATGGGGCGATTAACAAGAGACCCAGAGGTTAGATACTCAACGTCAGGAGATAACCAGTTGGCTATCGCAAGATATACGCTAGCAGTAGATAGGCGTTATAAGAGAGATGGAGAACAGACAGCAGATTTTATCAGATGCGTAGCATTTGGTAAAAGCGGTGAATTTGCTGAAAAATATTTCCATCAGGGAACTAAGATAGTTGCCGAAGGTCGTATTCAGACAGGCAGTTATCAGGACAAAGATGGTAAGACAGTTTACACAACAGAAGTAGTTGTTGAAAACCAGGAATTTGCAGAAAGCAAAGCTACGGCAGATAGTAATAACAGTCAGCCACAGCAAGCGCCAGCCGTTGATAGCGATGGCTTTATGAGCATTCCTGACAACGTAGATGATTCTGGATTGCCTTTTAACTTTTAAGGCAGGTGATTAGATGGAGAAGAGACTTGAAATAGAGCAATATATCCCCTTTGGTGAAGAGAACGCCATATCAAGAAAAAGATTGGCGCAGATAACAGAATTAAACGACCGAAAGCTAAGGGAAGCAATTTCAAGAGCAAGAAGAGATACAGTAATTCTCAACCTATCCAACGGACAAGGTTATTTTCGACCAATTGAAGGAAAAGAGGATGACTTAGTTGTTCGATATTTTAAGCAGGAAGAAAGCAGACTTAAAAGGATAGGCTGGTCGTTACTTGCTACACGTAGGAGAGTAAAGGAGATACAGAATGGAAAGAAAAATATGGTTTGAAGTTCCGGGGCAGCCAAAAGGAAAGGCTAGGGCTAGAACATTTTATAATCCAAAGCTTAGGAGAATGCAGAGTGTTACTCCAACTAATACAGTCTTATACGAGAATTGGATTAAAGAATGTTACATAAAGCAGGCTGAAACAATCAACCATAAAGGCTTTTTTGAAAAAGAAGCTTTGGATGTTGCGATAAATGCAATTTATGAAATTCCTAAGAGTACAAGCAAAAAGAATAGGCAGAAGATGGAATCAGGGAAATTGTTACCCTGTAAAAAGCCTGATGTTGATAACATAGCAAAAGTAATATGTGATGCATTGAATAAGGTAGCTTACGGCGATGATACGCAGATTTGCAACCTTTATGTATGCAAGAGATATACGAAAGAGAATGAAGAAGCTTGTGTTCAGGTATTCATATTCACACAAGGAGAATAAAATGGCAAGACCAATTAAGAAAGGTTTAGAGTACTTTCCTTTTGATGTTGGGTTTTTCTCAGATAAAAAAATTAAAATCTTAAAAAGCAGATATGGAGCAGATGGAATAGTCATATATCAATATCTGCTTTGCGAGATATATAAAGAGAATGGTTACTATTTAATCGTTGACGATGATTACGAATATATCATATCGGACGATTTGAATATGGAAATTAATAAGGTCAAGCAGGTAATAAACTTCTTATTGGAACGGTCACTGTTTAATTACAAACTTTTTCAGTCGGACAAGGTTCTTACCTCTACTGGAATACAAAAAAGGTATCAAGAAGCAGTCAAAACAAAAGCAAGTAAAAAGGCAATTACGATTGAAAAATACTGGCTTTTAAATGAAGAAGAAACGGCAACTTATATTAAAGTTACCCTTTTTAAGAGTAATTCCGAGATTAATAGTAATAAATCCGAGATTAATTCTAGTTTATCCGAAGAAAAATGCCATAAAGAAAAGAAAAGTAAATTAAAGGAAAGTAAAGAAAAAGATATAGCTTATTTTTCTAATGCAGAATTAAATGATGCTTTTATTCAATTCTTGAATATGCGACAAGAAGCAGGAAAGCAACTCAATGGCTATCAGATACAGATATTAACTGAAAAGCTAGAGAGAGTTGCCGATACGGATGAAGATAGAATATCAGCGGTTAAAAATGCAATAGCAGGAGGTTGGAGTAATTTCTATCCCCCAAAAAAGCAACAACAACAGAAAAAGTCATTTAACGACCAAAGGACATATGACTATCAGAATTTAGAAAAAAAGCTACTAGAGAACAGAGATAAAAGGAGAAGTAAAGATGAAAAAATTTGAATTAACAACTAACACAAAAATGTTTTTAGGAAAAAAGCTATTCCAGATTAAGGCGTTAATCAACTTTGGAGATGTGGAAGCAGGAGAGTTGGGCGGATATATCGAAAAAGAGGAGAATTTAGACTACGACGGCGACGCTTGGGTATATGGCAACGCTCGTGTATCTGGCGACGCTCGTGTATATGGCAACGCTTGTGTATATGGCAACGCTTGTGTATATGGCAACGCTTGTGTATATGGCAACGCTCGTGTATATGGCGACGCTTGGGTATATGGCAACGCTCGTGTATATGGCGACGCTTGGGTATCTGGCAACGCTTGTGTATCTGGCAACGCTTGGGTATCTGGCAACGCTTGCTATACAACCATTAAGGGATTCGGCAGAGAATACAGAACAACTACATTTTTCAAATGTAAGGATGGCAAGGTCAGAGTTCAATGTGGATGCTTTTATGGAGATTTGGAAGAATTTAGAGCTATCGTTAAGAAAACTCACGGCGAAAGCAAGAAAGCAAAAGAATATCTGATGATTGCTGACTTAATGGAATTGCACTTTGAGGAGAATGAAAATGACAAATAAAGAAATAGAGCATCGCCTGGAAGAATTAGACCGAAAAGAAAATAAAATCTTGTTTGAGGGAACTACACTAAGCCCAGACGATTACATTAGCCTAGCGAAAATTAAAGAAGAAAAGGCAGAGTTAAGAAAAGAATACAAGGAGAATCAAAATGTCTAAATTATCAAAAGAAGAAATAGGCAGGCGTGAAGGAATGGCATACGCCTATACATTGGTTAAGGAAAAAGGCATAGAAGCGTTAGAAGAAGATTTGCGGATGAGGAACATCTATAACATTCCTATTAGAGTTACAAAAGACGATTTGAAGAAAGTAGATGAAAGGCTAACAAGCTTCATCTTGCTAGAATGCCTTGTTACTTTAAGAGATTACTTTGAATTTGGCAGACAAAGAGCTTTGAAATTCAAGGACTGTTTTGAGAAAAAATGCCAGCTAATCGCAGAAGATTGGACTAGTTGGGCAGACCAAGCCTGGATAGTCGCAACAGAGCTGGGAATAGAGTTTCCAAAGGATATACAAGCAGAATTTGAGAAAAGGAGCGGAGAAACAAGATGATAACTTATGATTTGTATATGAACGAATGCTATATAGGAACATATACATCGAAAGGAATAGCTTACAAGTTGGATAGGTCGCCTAGTTGCGTCACCAAAGCAGCACTACACGATTTGACGATTTGCGGAAAATACAAAGTCAAAAAATCAAACAAACCTGTAACGGAAGATGAACAGGACTTAAGATTTCAAAGAAAAAGTAAGCCTTTACCCCCCAAAAAAAAGGAAGAACGAAAGGAAATAATCAGAAGGCAAAGAAGATTAAAAATCATAGGAAGCGAACGCACAAGGAAAACATCCAGCGCAGGCAGAACCTACTGTTTGCCTAAATGGAAAGAATTTTAAGAGAAAGAAAGGAGAAAGAGTTGAGCGCTCATAAAAGGATTCTTACTCCGATTGAAGAAATGAAAAAAAAATTAAAATGTGAAATTTACAGAGACAATATGCAAAATTACAAGAAATACGCAATACCACCAGCACAGCTAATAATTGCTGATGTTCCGTATAATGTTGGAAATAACTTTTATGGTAGTAATCCAATGTGGTACAAAGGCGGAGATAACAAAAATGGCGAAAGCAAATATGCTGGGAAGTCAGCGTTTAATTCTGATTTTAATTTTAATTTGTATGAATATTTCCATTTTTGTTCAAAGATGTTGAAGAAAGACGATAAAAAGCAAGTTAACAGAGGAAGAAGCAGTAACAGCCCTTGTATGATTGTATTTTGCAGCTTTGAACAAATGCCAATACTGATAGACGCAGCAAAGAAGCACGGATTCATCCATTACATACCGTTGCTATTCATCAAAAATTACAGCCCACAAGTACTAAAAGCAAATATGCGAGTAGTTGGAGCGACAGAATATGCATTAGTGCTGTATAGAGATAAATTGCCCAAATTTAGAAATGGAGTTCAGACGGACGAAAACGGAAAGACAATCAGAGGAACAGGTCGTATGATATTCAACTGGTTTAAATGGGAAAGAGACGGAAAGGAAATTCCCAAAATACACCCAGCGCAAAAACCTGTAACTGTATTGAAGCAATTAATAGAAATCTTTACAGATGAGGGCGATGTTGTTATCGACCCTTGCTGTGGCAGTGGATCTACACTAAGAGCTGCAAGAGAGCTGAAAAGGTCAGCGTTTGGATTCGAGATAGACAAGAATTTCTATACAAGAGCTAAGAATGAAATGCTTGTCTATGAGGATGATAATCAGATGAATATATTTGATTTAATTTAGAACTAAAGGACAAAAATGTTAAGAAATGTTAAGGAGTGAGAGAAATGTTAAATATTGAATATTACAAAGATGAATTAAAGGAAATAATAATTAGAAACATAGGTATCAATGCAATAACGGGAAAGCCGAAAATGTGTGATGATCTTTTTTGTCTAGATTGTGTGTTCAACGACCGAGACGCTTGTAGTCCTAAAAAGGTAGAGCAGTGGCTACAATCTGAACACGTTGAACAGGTCGATTGGAGCAAAGTTGAGGTAGATACACCGATTTATGTAAGAGATTGTGAAACAGATAGTAATGGTGACGAAAAAACGTGGGTTCCTCGTCATTTTGCAAAATTTGAAAATGGGACAGTATATGCGTGGGATGATGGAGGTACGTCATTTACGGTAAAGAGTGAAGATAGTTGCTCTTCTTGGAATTACGCAAAACTAGCGGAAAGTGAGGAAACAGTATGGCAAAGGTCAGAATTACAAAAGAATTAGATTCTAAAAATGCGCAATATTTTAAACTAACTAAAAAGCGTGGAAAGATTACAGCTAGAGAAGCATTTGAAGCGATGGAAGAATCTTACTATTTTGGAGAGTATTTAATTCAATTTAATGTTCCAGAAGAAGCACCAATGGATTTGTATGAAGATGGTGATGAGTGGAGATTGTACGCAGTGAAAGAGTTGTTGGAAGAAGAAATATACAAAGCTCATCAGGAAGGTTACGAAGAATGCAAAAAAGATTTTAACTTTGAAAAAACTGCAAACAATGGTTGGATTCTATGTAATGAAAGATTACCTGAAACTTTTGAACCAAAAGCAAAAGCGTATTTAACCACTAATGAAGATGGAATGATAGGATTGTCATATTATCATCACGGTTGGTCAAATGGCTATGAAAGTGTATTTGATATTATTGCTTGGCAACCATTACCAGAGCCATACAGAGAGGAGCAGGAAGATGAATAAAGATTTAATAAATATATTGCTAGATGCATATGAAAAGGAATATGGAGAAGATGTAAAATTCAGTGAAGGAGATGTACAAATATTTGAGCTAAACGATTGTATGATTATTCTTTCACTTGAAGATAGAACATTAAAAACACAAATAATAGGAAACAAGCCTATTAAAGTTGACTATGAAACAGGATTTTTTCAGAATTAAAAGGAGAAAGCGAAAATGAATAGATTAATGTGTTTATTAACAGGAGGGCATAAATTCAAATCGGGAAGTACGCTAGCCCACTGTGATGACAAAAAAAGATGTGTACTATAACTGAAACCTGCTATAAGTGTGGCAAACAATTTAGTTTTTCAGCAACATATAAGAACTTCGGAATACCAGAATAAGGAGAGTGATTAGGATGAGATTAATAGATGCAGATGAGTTGAGAAAAGAGGGTGATTAGATGGCAATTATTAATACAATAGCTATTATTATGCTAATCGCAACAATATTTGTATTATGGGCATTATGTAAAGCAAAGAAAAAGGATTAAAACTACACGAAGGGAGACAGAAAAAGCGTGGAAGAAATGACAGCAAAGGAATATCTAGCACAGGTTAAGCATATTAAGGACAGAATAGCAATTATGCAGGAAGAAATAAAGACATTGAAAGAGCTATCTGTAAGTATGGGAGTTATGCAGCAGGGTGAAAAGGTAATAAGCTCAATATCAGGCGATAAGATAGCAGATACAATATGCTTAATTGATGAAAAGATGAATACATACGCTTCAACGATTAGAGAGTTTACGCTAACAAGGGCTAATGTAATCATATCAATTCAGAAAGTAAAGAATGCTGAATATGCAAAGTTGCTATATAAAAAGTACTGCAAGTTAGAGCATTGGGAACAGATAGCAATTGATATGGGATATAGCTATAGATATATTCTTAAGATGCACGGCAAGGCACTAGAAGAGTTCAGGGCGGTTAATGGAATGAAATAAAAAGAGGACACAAAATGACATAGAAAGACACATCATCATATGCTAAAATGGTAGAGTAATAAATGAAAAAAAGGTTATTATTTGTTTGGACATTTTTTCACTTTTTTACCCTCCTTAAAGCGCTCATTATAAAAAAATGGGCGCTTTTAAAATGAAGGTTAAAGCAGAGGTCAAGCGATGGAATTAGAACAGATTAGCATAAACGAATTAAAAGCGTATCAGAACAACGCTAAGAAACATCCAAAAGAGCAAATCGAACAGATTAAGCAGAGCATTGAATCATTCGGATTTAACGACCCAATAGCCATAGATGAAAGCAATATGATTATTGAGGGACACGGCAGAATGATGGCAGCTAAAGAGCTAGGCATAGAACAACTTCCGTGTATCAGGCTAAGCAATCTTACTGAACAGCAGAAGAAAGCATATATATTGGCGCACAATAAGCTAACTATGAATAGCGATTTTGATTTGGATATTCTCAATCAGGAATTGAAAGATATATTCGAATTCGATATGGAAGAGTTTGGCTTTGATGTTCCTGATATGGACGAGCTGGGCGACATTGACGATGGCTATTATGGCGACGAAAGAGAGCGTACATATAGCGCTTACAACCTTGATGAATTTGATAATGCTAGAAGCACTGGTTTTTACCAGATGCCGATTATCAAGGCACAGAATGCTACACCCGACGAACTGATTTCTTTTAATTACGTTCTAAGCAGTAAAAAAACAGATTGTGGCGTACATTTCTATATCGACGATTACCAATTCGAAAGAATATGGAACAATCCGCAGGAATACATAGAGAAATTGAAAAAATATCAATGTGTATTCACTCCTGATTTTAGTTTATATATGGATATGCCAATGTCAATGAAGATTTGGAACGTCTACCGCTCTAAATTAATCGGGCAGATGATGCAGGACGCAGGTATAACTGTAATACCAACATTGCAATGGGCGGAAAAAGAGACTTTCGCTTTTTGCTTTGATGGGATAGAGCAGGGCGGAACAGTTACAGTTTCAACTATTGGCGTAAAAAAAGAAGAATCAGCAACAAAGGTATGGTTCGATGGGATGGATGAAGCAATAAAAAGAATTAAACCAAGTCAAGTCCTTGTATACGGCGGAGATATAGGCTATAATTTTCCTAAGAATGTAAATGTTAAATTTTATGATAACAAAGCGTTTAAACGTAAGGAGTAATAACAATGGGCGGACGAGGAGCAAACAGCAACAAAAAGCAGTATATCAGGTTTGGCGATGTTCCAAAAAGTGGCAAAAGCATAAATTGGTTAACGATGACGAATGATGATGCAGATGTTATACAGTGGGATTTGGAGAATGGTGGGGAATTGTTGGAAAAAATGTTAAAGCCTGAACACTACGAAAAAGGAATTTCAGCATTTGAATTAGATAGTAATGGCTTTCCTAAATTGGAAAATTTACAAATAATCACCACTTTAGCAGCGCTTTTGGAAAATGGAGAAAAAGCTTATACTCTTAAAGGAAAGATTATAGGCAAAGGAAATGACGGAGAACCTGTATTAGATTCAATTAAAAATAAAAAAGAAATAAACATAAGCAAAGATGAGTATGTTAATCATATCATTAATGTTCTGAAAAAAAATTTTAAAAATGTTACAGGAAAACTGAATATTAAAGAAAAGGGAGACATTACAGACCATTATAACGAACAAGCAGGAGAACAAGAATATCTATATAAGGGCTTAACATTTCGAACACCAAAAAAGAATTTTAATACATATTTAGGCTATGCAGGAACAAATAGAAAGTTTGTCCCTCTAAAAAAACAATATTGGGTAGACAAAGAAATACCTTTAAAAGACTATGTTAAAAGCAAGAAGCTAAAGACAAGTAAATACACATCAAAAAAAGGTAAAAATATGATTTCTTACGTTGAGAATGGTAGAACAATCACATACACAGAAGAACAGTTCAATAACAAAAAAATAACAGATTATGTGGAAGAATGGCGATAGAAAGTGAGGATAATAAGATGGCAAAAGGAAAGAAATACGCAGAACCGGAAGGATATTTTCCTAAGGATTTAAGAAAAAAATACAGCTTAGGCGAATATGCAAAGGATAAGGCGAAAGCGTCAGGAACAAAGAAGAAAAAGACAGCAAAATAATTTTTAAAAGCAAGGTGTAAAAAGCATCTTGCTTTTTTTATGCAAAAAAAACAGAAAGGAAATACAGCAATGGGCGGACGAGGAGCAAACAGCGGAGACTTAGGCGGTGGAAATGCTAGCAGTTTGAACAGCGAAAAGGCTGGCGACATTTGGAACTACCGACATAATGAAAACAATGAACAGTTTGTTGACAATATCAATCAGACTGTTAAAGAAATGGCGGAATCCTACGATGGATTAATGAATACAATCAATGACATATATATGGCAAAAGTAAAAGATAACCCGACAGTTATGGCGTTCTGGGACATCGACCACGGAGAATTAGGAATAAACACAAGATATGGGAACATTGAGAAGATGGCGAGCGCTTACGATGATTGCGTTAAAAAAGGCTATCACCCAGGCAGGGGCAATAAGACAGCAGAGCAGGCGGTAATAGCTCACGAGTTAGGGCATTCACTAACCAGCGTTGCGATGCAGAAAATGAGAAGTAATAATTTTGATGATGTTTCTAAGAAAATTATGAAAGAAGCACAGAACATACTCAACAAGGGATTAAGGAAAAAGAAATACCCAGGCACAAGGAAAATCGCAACTAAGATTTCAGAGTATGCGACTAGCAGTAACGCCGAATGCATAGCAGAAGCAACAGCCGATGTATACTGTAACGGCTCAAAAGCAAAGGCAGAAAGTAAAGCAGTTGTTCAGGCGCTGAAAGGATTTATGAAATAAAGAAATTAATTAGAAAGGCAGGTGATGGCAATTGAAGAAAAGCAGTTTTAGCAATATGACAGCGGAAGAACGCGCAGAGATGGGAAGAAAAGGTGGCATCAATTCAGGAATCAGCAGAAGAAAAAAAGCTGCAATGAAAGAAACACTTGAATTGCTTCTTGAATTGCCATTACATAGCGACGGAACAGTTACAGCCGAAGATGTAAAGAGTTTTGCAGACTTGAAAGGCAAGAACATAGACATCCAAACAGCCATATTAGTAGCACAGATTCAAAAAGCACTTAAAGGTTCGGTAGCAAGTGCTGAATTTTTGAGAGATACAGCAGGAGAGCGACCAGAAGACATCATTAACCTTAATGCAGGCGAAGAAGATACAAGCTTGAATATCAATATAAGCTATGGAAACACTCCAAAAGAAGGTGATTAGCGGATGGATATTAATGTAGAGCTTAACCCTGATTTCGCCGTTGTCAACCAAAGTAAAAAAAGATATGTAATTATGAAAGGTTCGGCAGGTTCGGGTAAGTCGGTAGATACCGCTATGAATTACATATTAAGGCTAATGAAAGACCCGGGCAGGAATCTGCTATGCGTCAGAAAATCAGATATTACCAACAGAGATAGCACCTTTGCGGAATTGCAGGGCGCTATTTTTCGTATGTTTGGCGATAAATGGGAAAGATATTGGAGCATTAAGCAAAACCCTTTAATGCTTGAATTTAAGGGTAACGGTAATCAAATAATCTTTCGTGGAGTTAATGACGACAAGCAAAGAGAAAAGTTAAAATCTATCACATTTAAAAGAGGAAAGCTAACAGATGTATGGATTGAAGAAGCAACAGAAATCACTCAAAATGATTTTGAAATCATCGACGATAGATTAAGAGGTGAGTTACCCGAAGGGCAATTCTACCAAATTAAAATGACTTTCAACCCAGTAAGTGCTACTCACTGGATAAAAAGAGTGTTCTTTGATTTGCCTGATGCGAATACGCTAACGCATTCTAGTAATTACCTAAAAAACAGATTCATTGATGAAGCATACAAGGCTAGAATGGAACGTCGAAAAAAAGTTGACCCAGAGGGCTATAGAATCTATGGATTAGGCGAATGGGGAGAAGTCGGCGGATTAATTCTAAGCAACTACGTTGTTGAAGATTTTGACACGAATCCTGAACGATTCGACTATATGGTTAATTCGCAAGACTTTGGTTACAATCACGCAAACGCCCTACTTAACGTAGGATTCAAAGATGGCGAACTGTATGTTTGCAAGGAGCTATACGTATACGAAAAAGATACAGGCGAAATCATACAGATGGCAGAACAGATGGCATTTGATAAGAGATTGGCAATGTACTGCGACAGCGCCGAACCTGACAGAATAAAAATGTGGCAGAAAGCAGGCTATAAGAGAGCAAGGGGAGTTGTAAAAGGTTCAGGAAGCGTTAACGCACAGATTGATTACTTAAAGCAAATCCCCAAGATACATATACATCATAGCTGTATCAATACATATAAGGAAATCAGCCAATGGAAATGGCAACTTGACCCGAAAACAGGACTATATCTTGACGTACCAGTTAACTTTTTCGATGATGCGATGGCAGCGTTGAGATATTCAATTGAAGAAATTAGAAGAAACAGCCACTTGAAAGCTAAGAAGCGACCAAGGGGCTTTTAATTTAGTAGAAAGAGGTAAAGAATGGCAATATATATAGATGTTGGAACAGTCCCAGACGTTAACCATATCAGTTCTAGCGTATTTAGATATTTGATACGTAAACACAAAGAACAGATTGGAAAGTTCCAAAAGAACTATGACTACTATTTAGGCAAGCACAACATTTTTAAGCCGTCAGAGGACGACGAGGACAAAGTAAAAGTGTGCGCCAATTACGCAAAATATGTAGTTGATATTTCAACAGGCTACTACCTGGGCGAACCAGTCAAATACAACAGCGAAAAGAACGACGATAAACAAAAAAAAGAAGTACTGAATGCAGGCGTACAGGCATCAATCAAGAATGGCGCTGTCAGACAGTACGATTGGGAGCAGTCGAAGCAGATAGATATATCTAGAGCTATAGAAGTATATGAAAATCAGACTATATCTGAATGTGACGCAAAAATAGCTAAGTATATTGGAATATTTGGAGAAGCATACGAGTTAGAATATGCAAACAGTAAAGAACATCCAGAGCCAAGAACAACAGTAATCGACCCTAGAAATTGTATTATGGTTAGGGATAATACAGTCGAACATAACAAGCTCTTTGCTATCATATATGAAGAGCAGGAAGACTTGAATGACGTTAAATATTACGACGTTACAGTATATACAGCATTTAATTCTAAGCGCTACCGCTCAACTAACTTAGAAGATTTTGAGTTCCACGAAATATTAGACAGCGAACAGGAACATTACTTTGGAGAAGTTCCAGTAGTCGAATATCAGAACAACGACGAAAGACAAGGCGACTTTGAGCAAGTAATACCGTTAATTGATGGACTTAATGAGCTATTGAGCGACAGAATCACAGATAAGAAGAAGTTCATAAACAGCTTAATGGCGCTGTTCGGAATTACGATTGACGATGACGACCTAAAAATCGTTAAGGATGAAAGATTTTTAGATGGAATACCAGTTGATGCAAGAATTGAATACATACAGAAAGTATTCGATGAAGGCAGTATGTCGGTACTTTGCAACGATATTATAAGGGAAATCCATAAGATGACCTTAACAGTCGATATGACCGACGAAAACTTTGCAGGTAATAGTTCAGGACAGGCGTTAATGCTTAAATTAATGACGATGAACATTCTTGTTAAGTCCAAGATGCGAAGCTTTGAAAAGGGGCTTAAAAAGAGATTTGAAATGTACAATCATTGGCTTTGTGTTCAGGGAGAAATGAACCCGATTGACAAGAAAGAGCTGGATATTGTATTCACCATAGCAATGCCAATTGATAGAACAGCGATAGTAAATATGGTAGTGAGCTTACAGGGTATCGTCGACAAGAAAACATTACTAAATCAGTTGTGGTTTGTTAAGGATGTAGACGAAGTTCTGACAAATCTTAAAGAAGAAAAGCAGGAAGCACAGCAGGAATATTTAGACAGCTTTGGAATGCAAAAAGCATTAGTCGAAAACGATGATGATAATGTTGATAACCCTGACGAAAAAGACAAAAAAGAGGATGAAGAGTAATAAATGGCTAATTCATATTGGGAGAAGCGAAGCATCAATGTTGAAAAGCTGATTCAAGAAAAGAACGACCAAACAGTAATAAAGGTTAATGAATATTTTGAATCGGTAATGAAAGAATTAAATGAGCAAATTCGAAAGATATTTAATACATATCTAACAGATAGCGGAATGTCTATCCAAGAAGCTCTAAAAATGCTCAACACCAAACAAACAAGGGATGCTTACAACACCTTAAAAAGAATATATGAAAGAACCGACGACCCCGACTTAAAGCAAGAAATCCTGAACAGATTGAACGCCCCAGCTTATGCAAGCAGGATAGCAAGAATTGAAGCATTAAGAGATTTGATATTCTGCGAAGCGCAGAGCGTTGGATGGTATACAGAAAAAATGCTACAGCCAAGAATGATAGACGCGTACAGTACATCATTCTACCAAACACATTATACCATCCAAAAAGGGACAGGCTTAGCATATGACTTTAATAAGTTAAGCAATCCAGCAGTTAAAGCTGCAATCGCAACCGATTGGAAAGGCTCTAACTACTCAAAAAGAATATGGAAGAATACGGACAAGTTAGCGAATGATTTAGAGGAAATCTTAACAAGAGGATTATTAAGTGGAATATCGGGCAAAAAGATGGCAACTGAACTCAATAAGAGAATGCAGTCAGGAAGATATGAAGCTGATAGACTTATCCGAACAGAAGTTAACTATGTTGCAGGACAGGCAAGGCTTAAAGTCTATGAAGACACAGAAGTGAAAAAGTACATTTACATCGCTACACTCGACCTTAGAACGTCGGCTGTGTGCCGCAAGCTGGATAAGACTATCCACTTAGTCAAAGATGCAGAAGTTGGTGTTAATTTTCCACCGATGCATCCTAACTGTCGAAGCGTTGACAGCGCATACATTGACGGTAGGGATTATTCAAAATTACAAAGAAGAGCAAGGAATCCAATTACAGGCGAAACGGAACTTGTACCAGCAAATATGACGTACAGAGAATGGTATAAAAAATACGTTGAGAACGATGCAAGAGCAAGAGCAAACGAAAGAGCAATAAAAAAAGGCATAAAACGACCTTACAAGATGTCGGATGAAGAATTAAAGAAAGCAATTAAGCAGTTATCTCATTGATAGCTGCTTTTTATATGCCAAGGAAAAGGCGTTAAAACCAGACGGACTAACTACAAGGCAAGGACTTGTAGGGAGCAAAAACAAATTAATGACTACAAGGCAAGTACTTGTAGGGATAAGGAGCAATCAGAAATGAGAAGAAAAGAAAGTAAACGTTTACCAATGAAGTTACAGTTTTTTGCTGAACCAGCACCAGAACCAACATCATCTAAGCCAACAGAAATTAGCTTAGATGATGTTTTTTCAAAGTTTAGCGTTGATGATATTCTGGCACGTTCGGAAGTGGAAAAGGCTATCCAGAGCCGTGTCGACAGCACAGTAACAAAGGCATTGAATACAGCAAGAGCTAAATGGGACAAAGAACAGCTTGAAAATTTAGACGAATCTAAGCGATTAGAGAAGATGAATGAAGAGCAGAGAGCTAAATATCAGCTAGATAAAGATAAAAAAGCTTTTGAAGCTGAAAAGAAGCAGTTCGAACACGAGCAATTAGTGGTTTCAACAGGAAAAGAACTCTTGAACAGAGGGCTTGACGCTGATTTTGCTAAGTACTTAGTTGGTGCGGATGCAGAAAGCACACAGGCAAGAATAGACAGCTTTGAGCAGTTGTTTAATTCAGCAGTTACAAAAGCAACAAATACAAAAATGAAAGGAAATCCGCCAAAAGACCCAGAGAAAAAAAGCGCGTTAACAATGGATGCCATTAAGGAAATGACACCAGCCGAAATCAACGCAAGATGGGATGAAGTACAGGACGTACTTTCAGGAAAATAATTTAAAAAAGGAGATTAAGAAATGGCAGTAAAAAATTTTATTCCTCAGATATGGAGCGCTAGATTATTAGAACACTTAAACAAGGCTCACGTGTATGGCAATCTTGTAAATAGAGACTATGAGGGCGAAATTAGAAACTACGGCGACACAGTAAAGATTAACCAGATTGGCGACATCGATATTAAGGACTACACAAAGGGAGCTATTGAAGACCCTGATTCATTAGACGGAACACAGCAGACATTAACTATCGACCAGGCTAAATATTTCAATTTCTCAATCGAAGACGTTGACAACGCACAGACAAATCCAAAGTTAATGAATGATGCAATGCAGAGAGCTGCATACGGAATGAATGATGTAACAGATTCATTCATCGCAAATCTTATGGCAGTAAATGCAGGAAATAAGATTGGTGATGATACTACTCCAATCGTTCCAACTAAGGAAGATGCTTACGATTACTTAGTTGATATGGGAACAGCATTAACAGAAGCAAACGTTCCACTTGTGGGAAGATGGGCAGTAGTTCCAGCGTGGTATCACGCATTATTGCTCAAAGATGACAGATTCATCAAAGGCGGAACAGATTACAACAAGGCTATTATCGAAGGTGGAGAGATTGGAACAGCAGCAGGATTTACTGTATATCTTTCTAATAATGTTCCTAATACAGCAGGCGCTAAATATAAAATCTTAGGTGGTGTTAATATGGCGACATCATTCGCAGAACAGCTTGTTAAGGTTGAAGCATATCGCCCTGAAAAGAGCTTTGCTGATGCAGTTAAAGGGTTAAATGTATATGGCTCAAAGGTTCTCCAGAAGAATGCCTTAGCTTGTATGACAGTTAACAAGAAGTAAGAGAGGTGACTATATATGTTGGTTACAATTCTCGACAAACAGACAGGCTATTCTACCGAATGCAGTAACGACGATGTTATCAAGATTTGCAAGGCTGATGTTGATAACTACGAAGTAAAGGAAGTCAAGGTAAGAAAGCCTAAGAGAGAAACAAAGTAATTGAAAGGATAGAATATGGAAACATTAGACAGACTGAAAGCTAAATTAGGGCTTGATGTAATTGATACGACAACAGAAACGTTGCTAAAGGAATATTTAGATGAAGCGTCTACGGCTATTAAGAACTATCTTGATTTAGATTATGAAAGCGTTCTTGATAGCCGTTTTGTTTCCAGCCAAATATCCTTAGCATTCACATATTACAACAGAGATATGGCTAAGAATATAAAGTCTGAAAGCTATTCAGAGGGTGTAGTCAGTCAGAGCGTAACATACGTGTCAACTAACGACTACGACGTTAAGGAAGAACAGATTTTAAATAAATTAGCCAGATACAGGAGAGTGCATGCAAAGAGACGATAGATTTAATTTTTCAAGAAGAAAAATAACAGCGAACATCAAAGAAACAAATGTATTTTCCTATGGATTTAAAACAGACAGATATGGCAATCAGGAATACAGCTATCCAGCTGAGCCGTCTGGAAGTATCAATGTAATGTGGTCGCCAATATCTAGCGAAGTTGAGATTGCAGAATACGGCGAAAGAATTAATGAGATGATGCAGGCTTGCGTTTTTTCAGATGAAGAACTGAAAGAAAAAGACAGAGTTGAAATTAATTCTAAGATGTACAACATCGTAGCAATTAAGCAATATCCAAGCTATAGGCTTATTTTGGTTGAAAGGGTGAGATAGATGGGAATAAGCATCAAAGGGCTGTCAGAGCTACAAGATAAGCTCACGAGCAACATCGAAAAGCTCAATCAAAATATGGAAGATACAGTAGGAAGGTTGGCACAGCAAATAGCTGACGATGCCAAAGACTTAGCGCCAGTTGATACAGGGCATTTAAGAGAAAATATTTTTTCGAGAGTGACTAAAGATGGCGACATAATAGCAGGCGAAGCGTATTCGAATGTTGAATATGCATCTTATGTTGAGTTTGGAACAGGTAAAGTTGGCGAATCGGCAGGGTTGCAGAGAGAAGGCATAGATTTACATTACAGGCAAACGCCTTGGAGGTATCAAGATGAAGAAGGCAATTGGCATTATACAGAAGGTATGAAACCACAGCCTTTTTTCTACTCAGCAATGAAGCAAAATGAAGATGAGCTTATGGAGAAACTTAAAGCTACAGCGGTATTGGAGATTAGGTGATATGGTAGATGCAAGAAAACAAATTAAAGAATTATTGGAAGAAATAGAAATCAATGGGATGAAAGTATCAATGAATTTTCCGAAAGAAATCGATTCAGTTCCATTGATTACTTTTTTTGAAATTAATAACAGCAATACTGATACGAAGTTCAGAGATTCAATATCGTATCAGATTGACGTGTGGGCGGGCACGTTCGAAACAGTAATAGATATGGCAATGGAAGCATCGAAAAAACTTGAAAATTTAGGGCTGAAAAGGGACTATGTTAGCCCCGACAGCGACAGTATAGATGCGTCTGGACTATATCGAAAGACTTTGAGATACAGCCGACACGTAGACATCAGAACAAACAGATTAATTGATTAGAAAGCGAGGTTGTGAAAATGGCAAAAACAACTAGCACACAAAGTAACGAAAGTGAGGTTAAAGTAATGGCAGCAGCAGAAGGAACAAAACAGGGATTAGCCAGCATTGGCATTGAAGTAAAGGTTAATTCAGTAGCTATGAATTACGTTACAGATATTGGCGATATTGGCGGAAGTCCATCTGAATTAGATGCAACTACATTTAAAGATAAAATCAAGGTGACAGTACCGGGCGTTAAGGATATTAAAGCGTGGGAAGCTACTTATTTGTTTGACAATAGTAGCGCAACTAGCGACTATAGGAAACTTAAAGCGTTAGAAGATGCAGGAAACATTGTTCCGTTAGAGGTTGCTTTACCAGACGGAACAACATTCTCAACTAAAGGCTACGTATCAACGGGAGTTAGCGGCGCTAAAGTTGACGAATTAATCAGTGCTAAATTAACAGTATCTTTACAGGAAGATTGGAAAGTTACAAATCCAGCATAGTTAGTTAGTATTTGATGGGGCTAAACGCCCCATCTTTTTGTTAAGAAAGGATTTAAAAATGAAAACATTAGAATTAAAGCTTAAAGATGGAGAAGAAGAAGTAAAAGTACATTTAAGACTTACTTGTGGAGGTCAGCGCAAATTAAAAGAAAAATACGAAGAAGATACATTAACAACATTGTTAGGTGGATTCAATGAGATAGATAAGACTATTGATATTTTCGATACAGCATTAAATTACAAGGACAACGATAATACTATCAAATCAGGAGAAGAGCTTTACGATTTGATGGTAGATAACGATTACTGCGGAATTGAAGCTTTTGCAAAAGTAGTTACAGATATAGCCGTAGCATCAGGAATTATCAAGAAGGAGCAGGCAAACTCTGTATTAAAGAGCGTTGAAGATACATACGATTCAGTATTTAACGACTTAGAAAACGTTATCGAAAAAGCAGAAAACAAAGATACACCCACAAAAAACTAGCAGAAAATCGTTAGAAGATTTGATTTTCGAAGGTAGAGTTGCAGGAATCGAATTTAATGATATATGGGATTGGACGTGGGGCGAAGTATTAGAGTTCATCAGGGTTGTTCAGGAAAGAAAACGCAGAGAGAATCAGGATAAGGCATACATAGCCTTTAAGGAAGCTGATTTAATTTCTGGTTGGATTTTTGAAAAGAAAGAAACGAGCGTTGTTGAAGCGTTCCCAACGTTCTGGACTAGCGAAGAAAGAGAAGAGATTTTAAAGCAAGCTAAGATTGAAAAATATAAAAACATAATGTTCCGATATGCGAATAAAAGGTAGGAAGGAGGTAGGAAATGACAGTTGAAGAGATAAAGGTCAAGTTTAGTGTAGAGTTGAACAACCTAAAGAAGAATCTTGAATCGGCGAGAGGACAGTTAACCAAAGTATCAGATGCTTTCGAAGATTTGGATGGAGATATTGAAAGAGCCAAAAAATCGATGGATAAAAATGCCGAAAAAATAGCAAAAGCTTTGGAAAATGAAAAAAAGAAATATCAAAGCAATACTAATGCAGCTCAAAAGTACGCTCAAAACATTCAGGAATTAGGCGTTAAATATGATTTGGTTAAGACTAAAGCAGAGAAGTACGCAAGCGAAATAAGCAATCAGGAAAGCAAGATTAATAAAATGCAGACGGCATATGAAAAGATGTCTAATGTAATGTCGTCAATGCAGATAAAAGGAAGCATTAACGAAGAATTACAAAATTTAGAGAGCATTTTAGAAAAAAATAAAACAAAGGCTCTGCAACTTGAAACAGAAATGAATAAGCTTTCAAATTCAAATTATGAAATAGGCGAAGTTGACGGCGAATTTATGAATTATGAACAGATGGCGGAAGCTCTTAACAAGGTAGATTCAGAGAGTGAGCAGGCTTACAACAGACTTAATCAACTAAAAGCTGGAATTAATGGCGTAGATGAAGGATTGCTTGATTTAGGTAACAAACAAGGACTTGAAAAGCTAAACAACCAGATTACACAACAGAAAGGAAAGCTTACAAGTCTAAAAGCAAGCTATCAACAGACCCAGAACAGCTTAAATGCTTTATCTAACAGGCAAGAGCAGGCGACAGCTAAATTAGGACAGTCTAAGCAGTCAATAGCAAGCGCTAAAGAGAGAATAATGCAATTAAGACAGTCGTTAGGTTCTTTAAGCTCGACGACAAAAGGGGCATTTATGGCGAATGTGTCCGCAAAGCTTAAAGCTGTTGGCAATGCTGCATCAAGCTTGATTCATAGGTTTCAAAATGGCGTGTCGTCAATTTTCAAGTTTGGCAAGGGATTGTTGAATGTAGGCAGGCAGGCAGTAGGAATAATAGGCAGATTTACTTTGTTAGGTAAGGCTGTTGGAAGTGTTAGGAATAAAATATCTGGATTCGCTTCCAATGCATCGCAGAACCTAAGAATGATTAAAAGCATAGTAATGTCGATGCTTTTAATGAAGCTATTTACCATTTTTTCGGAAGGAATGGGCAACCTTGCGAAGCAGAGTAGTGGATTTAATAGCTCAATCTCTAAGATATACAGTTCACTATCATATTTAAAGAATAGTATCGTATCAGCATTTTCGCCGTTAGTAAGCTATGTTCAACCTATGGTAAGTAGCGTCATTAATACGATAGCAGATGCTTTTAACAAATTAGGTGAGCTTATAGCAGGCTTAACAGGGCAAAAGACTTATACAAAGGCTGTATATCAACAAAAAGACTATGCAGCAAGCTTAGATGATACGGCAAATTCTACCAGCAACGCAAACAAGGAAGCTGAGAAGTACAAAAAGACTATAGCTGGCTTTGACGAAATTACAAAGTTGGATGATAATACATCATCTTCCAATAGCGGTAGCGGTTCGTCAAGTAGTGGAAATTCTGATGCAGGAGCTTGGACTACTTCCAAGGTTGATGTATCTAGTAGCTTACTTAATTCTATCAAGGATGGCGATTGGGCTAGTGTAGGCGAAGCACTAGGAAACAAAATTAATCAGGCATTAGGCAGTATTGACTGGAACAAAATTCAGAAGAAAGTAAACAATATAGCTAAAAATATAGCTGATTTTTTGAATGGAGCTATTAGAGCAACTGATTGGAATTTAGTCGGAACAACTATCGGACAGGCAGTAAATACTATCTTAGGATTTTTTAATACATTCGCTACTACTTATGATTGGAGTAAATTCGGAAAAGCAATAGCACAATCACTTAACGGAGCGTTGAAAGCTATAGATTGGAAACTGGCAGGCGAGACATTGGGGAACAGCTTGACAGGCGTATTCGATACGCTCTATGAAATAGTTACTAATTTTGATTGGAAAAAGTTAGGCAGTAGCTTAGCAGATGCAGTCAATGGATGCGTTGATAAGCTTGACTTAGCCAAGGGAACTGCTGCAATTGGCGAAGCTGTAAAAGGATTGTGTAATGCAATTGCTGAATTTTTCGAAAAAACCGACTGGAAAGCAATCGGCAAAAAGGTAGTTAAGGCAGTAACTAGCGTTGATTGGTTAGGTATTGTTATTGCAGCGTTAAAAGCTGTATTCGCAATAGCTGGGGCGTTCGTAGAGCTGATAGAAGGAATCATCGACGGCATCATTGACGGAGTTAGAACGACTGATTGGGTTAAGGTTGCAAAGGAAATTTGGAAAGCAATCGTAACAGCAGTCAAGGGAATCGGCGGATTAATTCTTGAAGTCTCTCTTTATTTAGGAACAAAGGCTAAAGATTTGTGGGACGGCATCAAATCAGGTTGGAATGCAATTAAGGACAAGGCACTGGAAGCAGAAGCAAAGCTGAAATCTAAGATTGAAACTACACGCGACCAAATCAGAGCTAAATGGAAAGAAGTTTCCGCAGATTGGAGCGACAAGGTTAACGACTTAAGGTTGAATGCAAAGCAAAAGGCTAGTGATGTTCGAGAATGGTGGAATAATAGAACCGCTGGATGGAGAGATAAGGCTAACAACTTAAAGTTGAACGCGAAACAGAAAGTTAACGATATTAATAAGTGGTGGAAAGATAGAGCAGCAAAATGGAAAAATAAAGAAGTATCTTTTACCATTAAAGCAAAGAACAAAATTAATGAAATCAAGAAAGATTTTAAATCAATTATTAATACAGTAATTGATTGGATTAACAAATATATCATTGATAACATTAATAAAATTCAAATTAAAATTCCAGCAATCAAAGTTTTGGGATATAAAGGAAAGACATTAGGGTTCAATGTAGGACACATCAAGTCTTTCAGTAATGGTGGTTTTGTTGATTATCCAAGAGGAGAAGATGGTCTTTTCTTTGCAAATAGAAATGAAATGGTCGGCAAATTTAGCAATGGAAAAACAGCCGTAGCGAATAACGACCAGATTGTATCAGGTATTTCAGCAGGCGTATATTCTGCTGTAACTGCTGCGATGGGAAATAGCGGAAACGGTAATTCCCCAATTCTTAATATATACGTTGGAGGAAAAGAAATAACAGATTACGTCGTAAAAGATGTTAACAATAGAACAATAGCAACAGGCAGATGCCCTATTCTTACATAAGAATGGGGCTTTTTTGTGAAAGGAAATGAAATGGCAGTAACATTAAAGATTAATACAGGAAGCAAGGCTTTCGACTTAGAGCCAGCCTTGAACGGAATTGAAGAATCGCAAGAAAAAATTTGGAGCAAAAATACAGGTCGTACATCTTCAGGAAAAATGACAGGTGATATTGTAACTACCAAATTAAAATTGAAAATTAAATATCCAGTTCTCACAATTGAACAAAAAAATCTGCTTAACAAGGCTATATCGGACGCTTTTTTTACAGTTGAGTATCAAGGGTCAAAATATAAAATGTATGCTAATTCGCCAACATATCCGTTGTATAGTATGGCTACAGGACTTCCAAGATATGTAGGCGTTGCGGTTGATTTGATTGAACAGTAGAAAGGAAGAGATATGTATACAAATGTATCAACAGAATGTATTAACGCGTTGAATGCAGATGGCAGACGATTTGGCGCGAAAATAACTCTACCAGACGGAACAGAGATTACAGATGGATTCTATTCGATTGATATAACATCCAGTGCTAACGATAACACGGAAAAAATGCAGTTAGGGACAGCAATAGCAACGCAGGTTACAGTTAATATGGAAGAGCCTACGAGCGTAATCTACAATAAAGAATTTTTGTTAAGTTTAGGAATTTATATTGATGATACAACTATCGAATATGTTCCAATGGGATATTTTAAGGCACAAAAACCTACTGTGCAGGCTGGAAAGATGACCTTTACGGCATTAGACAGAATGGCAAGGCTGAATGGTAACTATTCATCGCTACTATCATATCCTTGCGATATAGCAGATGTTGTTAAGGAAATTCAGACTATGACGGGCGTTCCTATTGAGATTCCTGGGCATATGGTAATCAATAAAAGAGTTGAAAGCGACGATGGGACGACCATTACATACTGTAATCCGTTTGAAGGCTACACATACAAAGAAACGCTGGCAATCATAGCTAGTTACTATGGCAGATTTGTTACTGTTGACAGAACAGGAAAAGTCGTGTTCAGGGATTATCGCAGTAGAGACTATCAGATTACAGCCGATAGAAGCTTAGAAGATATAAGCGTGTCTAATGAGATTTTTAACCTAGGCTATATTAAATGTACTGTCGATAACGATTTAGTATTAAAATCGGGCAATGGGGCTACAGGCGTTACAATTTCTTGCTTTATGCATACGCAAGATACGCTAGACAGCTTATATAATAGCCTTAAAGGATTGAGCTACTATCCTGCATCGGTATCGTTTTTGGGTGATTTTCGCTTAGATATTGGTGATATGGTAACAGTAATCACATTGGATGGTACAGGCATTATTCTTCCAATAATGGGAATGAATATCGAATTTGATGGCGGATTAACGTCAAGAATCTATTCATATGGAGAGACAAGCGAAACTGCCGAACAACAAAGTCCGACAGAAAAAGCAATCAGCCGATTATATCAGCAGTTGGCCGTTGTCGAAAATCTGATAGCAACTAAAAGCGTTACTATAGGACAGGTTGGAACTACAAATCTGTTGGATGATAGCCTTACATTGATTAACGATGATTACACGATTGAAATAATAGAATAGGAGAAAAAGATGAAGATTAATAAAAAGATTGATAATGTATATCATATAGAGTTTGGTTCGGATGACGACAGAGCCAACGCAAGAATCTATAGATACGATACAGGACAGCTCATTAAATTCTATGATATTCCAGATGACGTAGAGGTTCAATTCTCTAATGAACATTCTACCAATGGAACAATCAACAAGAGAATAACAGACAGTATGGTTCAGATTCCAGATTCTTTGCTTACTTCAAAAGACAACATCATAGCCTATATTAAATACATTGACGAAAACAGCGAAACAACAACAAAGTTGATTAAATTTGGACTTCTTGACAGAGCTAAGCCTGGCGACTATGTATCACCTGACGAAGAGCCTAGCTTTAGAAGTTTTGTAGAAGAACAGTTAAAAGAAGCAAAAGAAACAGTCGAAAAAAACAAGGATTATTTAAAAGAAACAATTGAAAATACTGAAAAATCCAAAGAGTATATGGATGCGACAGATGCCAATAGGCGTACAGTAGAAGGACTAACAGAGAAAAACAAGGAATACGCTACACAGACCGAGAACAATGCCGAATCTGCTAATACATCCGCATCTAATGCCAGCGAATCAGCTTCCAACGCTTCACAGTCAGCATCTAATGCTAAAGGTTCAGCCGACAATGCTAGTGTATCAGCAAAAGAAGCGAAAGATGCAGCAGTCAAGGCAGGAACAAGCGAAAGCAATGCCAAGGAAGCAGAAAACAACATCAATTCAGCAGTTACAGAATTTGAACAGACAAAGAGAGAGAGCCTTACAGAAATCGGCAATCTGACGACAAATTCAAAGAAAGAAATTAGCGACCTAACAGAAACAAAAAAGACTGAATTAAACAAAGTAAATGACGATATTACAAAAAACGCTGGTGAATTAAAGGAAGCTATAGTTAATGTAGCAGATGCAAAGAAAGAAGAAATTAGCCAGAAGGGATTGGAAGTATTAGCAAGCATTCCCGAAGAATTCGGCAAAGTTGAAAATGCAACTTTGATTAAGCCAACAGAGTTGGAAACAGAAATTAATCTAACTGATTCGTCAGATATGAATATACAGGAATTGCATTTGTTTGGCAGGACTGAACAAAAGACGACTAAGGGCATACAGCTTTTGAATTTGAAAGATGCAAAAGGTGGAACAGGTGAGGGAGTAACATATACAGTTAATGCAGACGGGAGCGTTGCAAGAAAAGGAACAGCCACAGGATACGTAGGAAACGTATGGCTGAGAGGAGCTTATTATGAAAATACAGAAAATAAGGAAATTTTTCTGATTTTAGAAGCAGGAAAAACATACTACATAAAAGATGTTGTTCTGGTCAACGGACAAGTGAGCGTTACGAGCAAAAATAAGGTTGAAAGTAATTATTTAGTTACAATCAATGAAAACGAATATCCTGAAGGATTCAAAGTCACAGGAATTAGAAACCCAGCACAGACGAGTGGAAAAACTTATAACGATATTATTTATCCGATTATCGCCGAAAGCTCAACAGCCATCGAATACGAAGAATACACAGGCGGACGGCCAAGTCCTAATCCTGATTATCCGCAAGAAATGAATTGTGTCGAGAATCCGACTGTTAGTGTTGCTGGGAAGAATTTACTTGTAAATAATGCCAAGAGTAAGCAGATTCGAAATTTAATATATACTGTTAACGAAGACAAATCTATTAGCGTAAAAGGAACGTATGAAGTTGGAA